GGTGAGAACCCCCGCCAATACTGGAACCCCCAAGCAAGTTGCGATATAATACACCTCCTGTATGCATAGCATTGCTAGAGGGGGGTTCCTCTTTTTATGTCTATCTATGTAGGAATAGATATGTACTTTATCTTAGTACCTTTCTATTTCTACATGAAAGGAGAAAAAATGCTAGATGGTCCACTATCCAATAGAACCGTTTATGTTAATAAACAGCCTATGCTTGTTGGCATAAATGGTAATAGGTACAGCAGCAACTTCTATGTTGTTATATCTATTGATGACATTTCCTTTATTTGTCGTAGGGCGACAGACAAGGAGAGAGAAAAAGGAGGTAAAAAACTCTATCAGGAGTTTAGGGGATATTTCCCTGTAACTGAGTTTGATAGACACGAACAGTAGCGCGTCTTTCGCGTTGCTCTTTTATGGCGAAGTAGGTACACTGGTTGTGTGAGCCCTATACGACCACTTCCGGTTCTATGTTCGATTCATAGATTCGCCCACTTTATTCCTCCTTTCATAATGGCTGTTAGGGACGAAAGTCCCTGATAGTTTTCCTTATTTTTAATGATTTCCATATTTTTATCTTAGTGAAAATCCTCAAGAGTAAGTTATTGTTTTTAGGGTAAAATGCCCTAATACCAACCTAAAGGACAAACATGACAATAACAGACGACAAACTTAAAGAATTGGTTGATGGAATCGGTATGCTAGTTATGGCTGATAATACCCTCTCTGATAGTGAGAGAGGTTACGCTTCTGACATGCTGAAGTTATTCAGCAATATTGATCCAGAAGATCCTAACGGTGTTAATGATTTCGTTGACCAAATCAAAGAACTAGAAGAAAGAAGGAATCAAGCATGATGTTGTTTGACAACATAGTTTCGACGAAGAACGTGTATAACAGAGAGGATTTTGTTGAGTCCAAGGGTGATGTTTATATCTTTGGTAGAGCAAAATATAACAAACTCCTCGTTAGAGGGAACCTCGGTGTACATGGGGTTCTTAGAGTTAAGGAGCTTGTCTTGCATGGTCATCTTGTCACGAATTTTGAAATTCGAGCTGACAAGATCACTGCATGGGGAACCCCCACTAAGTGGTTAGTTGGTTCTTTCGTTGATGGGAGACCGATTACTTTTTCAGAGAAAAAGATAAAGATCTCTTGTAAGGCCTTTACCCCTGATCAATGGGCAAAGATGACAGACACCCGTTTGTCCACTTGGACAAAAGATGGTGTCGCTTGGTTAAACAAAAACAGAAAAGCCCTACTGGATGCTCATAATGCTCTTGTAGAAATGAACAAAAAGGAGACGTAATGTTGTTTGTTTACGGAATGTATGTGCTTAGCGCAATCACTATACTGTGCTTTTTCAAGAGAAAGATACTAGAGTATAGAAACAAAAATGTTTTGTTTCAATACTTATTCGTTCTTTGCTTAGCACTGTTCCCTGTCGGGAACAGTGTGATTTGTGCTTATGTTCTCTATCGCTTAGCTATTAGGCGTAAGAACCAATCATTGCACACATAAATATATTGGCATTCATGGTCACTAGTACATGATTTGTGCTTGGCTGTTGTTGTAAGACCAATCGAGTCGCTATGCCTTTTGAAGGCTATCTTTCTTATGCATAAGGAGAACTAATGATCGAAACAAAAGCGGTACTATCCGCACTAATGGCAGCTAACGCTGATGCCACAAAGACTGTCACGAAGCAAGAGATTGGTGGGGTCCTCAATGACCGCATTGTAGCTATTATTGCCAAGAACCTGAAAGGGAAAGGCAAGATGGCTAAAAAGTATCTCTATACCCCTTGGGGTAAAGCTGTCGTGGCAAACATCTTCGCAGGCGTTGTTATCAAGTGGTTCGCAACCAAGCCCAACGCGGTAGCTGCGTCAACCGCAATGGTTGATGCGGCAATGCGTGACCTTGGTAATTCCGTGGATGTTCGCGGAATGATGAACCAATTCATTGAGGCTATTGACGAGTTTGACCTCTTTGGAGAGGTCGATGAGCAGTCTGCCGATGATGAATGTGACGACTCTAGTCTTTTCAGTAACGATACTTATAAAGGAGGTGAATAATGGCCGAGCAAAAAGAGACAGAAGCTCAGCGGATTATCCGCGAGGCCGTAGAGAAAAAAGGGGCTGCCAATGGCGGTCAGCCTATACAGGTGAGAACCCCTAGCTCACAAACACTTAGTGCGTCAAGTGACTCTGGGATCTAAATTTGTGCCGCGTAGAGATACGTGGCCTATTTGTGTTTATATATTATTTAAGATTATCTTTTTAGTCTTTACTAATATATTACAAAGGGAGATAGAATGAACAATAAACAGGGATATAGTGCTCCGTTTTTTACTGGATCGGAGTATTATGGCAAGGCATCTTTTAAAGATAATGATGGTTCATTGGTATCAACCAATGGACATGAAATTGTAAATGATGGCTATAAAGCAAAAGGGTTGTCGAACGATGTTTTTTTCCGATATAAGGAAATGAACTTGGGGAAAACCTTGATGTCACGATTAGTAAATCGATACTATTTTCGTGAAACTTCTCAGAAAACAGTTGTTACAAACAACAACAAGAATTATTTTGCAGAGGCATTTCTGATGACACATCTTGTACGCAATATTCCTTTGCTCTCTAGGATTGTTACTAAGCCTTCAGTGTCATATGATGAAAAACAAATACGAAGTCAAAAATGTGTTGCTCTTACTGACTCATGTGCTGAATATCTTGATGTAAGAAAAATTCCTGATAAGGTTATTCTCAAGTTTATCAGCCATAGCAAGACTGAGCTTAGAGGGGTTCTCTCGAAGCTTAAGAAAAGAAAACATCAATTGTTTGTGCTTGGAGTTGGAGGCTCTGGGTCTAACCTGCTTTACTGGATGTCAGAGTTTGCTCGTATTGCAGACTATGATGGCTTGTTTAAAAGTATATGGGTTGCAGATAATGATAAGTACGAATTTGATAACTTACCTAGAATTCCGTTTGTTCCAACAAATGGTACATTGAAGATAAATTCAATTCCTACACGATTAATGAATAGGTTGACTCCGAAGGCTATCTATGATGACTATTATACTAGCACATTCCCTACTGATCATATTATCGTTGGAGCCCCAGACATGGCTACTCGTCAGAGGCTTCAAGCAAGGGGACACAACTGGTTTGCGTTAACTCACAAAGGGAGATATATCTCTCTTCGGATTAACCCTCCAGTTGATGTGGGGTTCCTTAATGAAACGTATGGACTTATTGCTTTAGAGAAGTTTTATCTGAACCAAATGTTTGCAGCATTTGAGTTTATTAAATTTCTTGCAGATGTAGATGATGATCTCGCCAAGTTGCTTGTGACTCAAGATGCTAATAATCTTGTGCCACATACTCCGATTTTGGACTCATTTAGCTATTCATCTTCTTCAGTGTTATGGGACGTGCGTAATGATGTGCGTCTCAACAGGAAGCAATTTGAATTTGATCTTAGTGATCAACGCATTCTTTCAAGGGGGTGGTAAGATGCACACAATGTTAGAGAATAAAATTCTTCAATATTCCATTGATGAATTTGATAATATAGTTAATAGTGAAAAGGAAGAAAGCACACAGGACTTTAGCTCTGAGTTTCCTAGCGAAACTACATTTGCTTTTGTGAACGCTCATAGTGCTATTCATTTGGTTAATGAAACTGTTGAACAGTTTTATCCCAAGACCGAGTTTCTAACTCGACCATCCTTTATTGGATATGAATATACACAAATTGGCGACTTTGATCTATCTCTCAATGACTGTATTGAGATTGGGTACTCTGTTTTTTTGGAGTCCGGATCATCGTTTGTTGGTCTTATTGTTGTTGACAAGGAGCGTAATAAGTTTAATCTTCTTCATCCTTATATAGCAAAGAGACTCGTTGTTAATGGTGAACCGCTTGATACTCGTAAGTATTCATGCCTCATCGTTACAGACAGTACCTATGTTGACAAGGATTTGTCCAATTATATTGACTATAAGTCTGCTATCTATAAATATATCGCTATTGATGATCGTGTTGCTACCGAGCATAGACTCTATACTAAAGTGCACTTCGCTGAGAAGGTGCATCATAGCAGAGTTAAGGTTGATTATGCATCGATCTTTACTGATACGGAAGGGAACCTGGCTTCGCCAGATAATGCCTTCATGTTTTCTCCAGCGCATCTTGGCTCATACAAGGGACTTGTATTTCCTTTCTATGGATATGCTCTTGGTTATGATGGCAATTCTTGGAGTTTAGGACCTTTGCTTCATGCAAACATGTCCTTCTCTGTGGTTCATCACAACAAGTATAGTATTGATATTGACGAGAACAATAAGTTATCTTTTGATGATGGAGCTCGCTATGGGATTTGCACACATTCTGGTGCAGCCTATTCCATTCATGGATTTGCTGCATTGAATTATTGCAATTTTGATTCCCCACTGAATACTGCTGTTTGTGCTCCTGATCATGCTCTTTGGAATGCACTTAATATTGCTGTTTCCTTTGAGATATTTAACCGGTCCTCTGTTGATAGAACGATGGAACGTATTGGCATGAAGCCAGAAGTGCTTAAAGTTGGTAGTATCCAGGATGTTATAACATCACTTGGACTTGAGGACATTCCAGATGAAAAGATGGCTGATTTCAAGATGCTCTTTGCATCAGCCGTAATGTCATCTAGCTTTGCGGACGAAATTATTCTTTCGGAATTTCCTGCGTTGCAGAAGGCAATTAATCAATTAAGAAACATAAAGGAAGAAAATGCAGTACAACAAGAAGACGACAGCGATGAGGTCTCAGCTGATGAATAACAAGCAGGAGACTAAGGAAATAACAGACAAGGCTGGAACTAACTTGTTTAGTTTACTCTTCTGGAGCAATCGTGCTCTGGAAGAAATCCAGGCTGCTTCTGGTGAAGTTCGTGAGTTCAAGAATGAATGGCAGTTCCATTATACTGCTCTTGTTGGAAAAGTGCTTATAGATAACACTCTTTTATACATTGGATTCCCACTGGTGGCTTATAATTATCCACAGCAAGTGAGTTATGGTTCTGTCCATTTTCATCTTGATGATGTTTCTGCTGCAAACGAAAAAGCCATCAAAAAGTCTCATAAAAAGATTAAAGAGCTTTACAAAAGCAAAACATTCCAGTTCATTAGTCATTTGTTTGAACATGTAGAATGGAACCTTGTGGGGTTCAATACTATTCATGCTCACCCAGGTGAAGGGCTTACGTTCAGGAAGGTCAAGGAGAATGAATCGGTTCTCGCTATTGGCAGCGATGGAGAATATCGGTATAGTCATACTGGTATCTCGAACTTTTCTACTGTTGATCTAAGGAAAGATTCTAGCAACCCGGGTGTTGTCTACCCACTGCAAGATGGTCAGAACATTCCTTCATTTAGTGGAATTTTACAGCACGGTGATAAGCTGGCTGAGCTGATCCATAGTGAATATAGACTGTTCAGTAGTTCCGATGATAAGTTAAATTATCTTCGTGGCCAAAATGTTACCATTGTTGGCGGAAGACAATTTTTCCCTGCCCCCACTGTTCAACCGACCCCAATTCATGAATTGTTCGGGATAGAGCCTGATCAAGAGCCTTCCGAGAAGGCAAAGTATAGCTATGTACTTCTTGACCTAAAAGATAAAAGTGCTGGGCTTAAGACTGATTTGTTTCGTTTCTTGCTTGAAAAGTGGGACAATGAATACTTTCCTGTTGATTACAGCTTGATCGACCCAGACAATATTACTACTTCAATTGTTACATCTACGACCCATCATACTCCATATGAGCTCCAAGGCAGAAAGGTTACTTATAGAGGCAATCATAGCAAAAGCTTGTTTGCAGATATGGGTGAACCCCAACCTATGTCTCCATTTGAGAGGTTTACCCTGTCGGCTACTAATGAATTGTTAGGAACATTCTCTGATGAAGAGCTTGTCTCCTTGTTTGAGTTTATGGGTAATATTGGGGCTCCATTGTTGTCATTCAGCAATATGCACTTTTCTGGTAAAATACTTGTGTTTGTGAACACATTTAATGCGGAGCCTGCTTCTATGAAGCGTGTAATTGTCGTCAGAATGCTTCGGATTCTTCTTGAAGTAGATGACTATCTTGAGGATATGTCTGATGCTGCAATCATTCAGATGTTTAACGAGTATTATCAATAAGGAGTAATTATGAATTTTGAGCAACGTCTCATGGAGGCAACTAAATACAATAGCCGTTTCCTACCTGGTACTATACGGTATTCAGCGTCTATGCGAGGAGCAGATCCAGTGCAGAATGCACTGCGTATCTCCTTCCCAGAAGAGAGTCAAACCAATATTGGTATGAATACAATTGGTACAATTTTTCATGCAGGCATGGATGCTTTGATCAGTGACAAGAAGTTGCTATTTGATAAGTCAACTATGCCCGAACATTACATGGGTCATGTTGTTCAAATTGATTCTGTCTCTTGTGCATTGCATGGTACGGCTGATCTTATTTTGGTTGGTACAGATTCAGAGGATCAAGCCATACGAACTATTGAGATTATTGATTATAAGCTTACGTCATCGTACCAAATGAAGGCGTTACACGAGAAACGTGAGGAAACTGCTGCTCGATACCTTCCCCAGCTTCAAATGCTTTTGTATTTGTTTTTTTCCCCTCTTCGTGACGATATAGATGCTGATGAGAATGATAGGGTACACATTATCCTCTCTAATACGTTTTTTGTCAGAGATGCTATGTTTAGCCGAAAGCAAAGAGTATTTGAGAAAACAAACTGGGTGGACGAAGTGTTCACCATGAAAGAAGTACATGCTATGCTTGCCGATATTCAAAGTGAAATCTTTGATGAGGTTCGCGAAATGCATGATGCTGTAGCAGACAATAGGCTCAAGGATGGATGTAAGGACAGATGGATTCGTAAAATAGACGGAGTAACCGTCCCAACCAAATGTGTTTGGTACTGTTCCGTTAAGGACAATTGTCCCTTCTATAAATCCGAAGTTCCCCCTATCTCTAAACGAGTTGCTGATCCGGGACTATGGTCATGATTCAGCTACGAGATTACCAAGCAAAAACAGTGGACTCAATAGAGTCCCACTATGCATTCGGTACAGAAACCCTAGTGGTTAAATCCCCGGGGGGTTCTGGTAAAGCTGTTATGCTATGCGCTGTTGCTGAGAAGTTTAAGGATTCAGGTGTAATGATCGTAATTAGTTTTTCTAATTTGTTAGATCAACTTAATGAAACATTAACTTCAATGGGTATCAAACATTCTGTACTCAAGGCAGGACAAGAAGAAAAGTTTGATCCATCACAACAAATTCAACTTGTTATGGCTCAAACCTTTTTTGCCAGACAGGACAAGTTGACATTTAAACATAGCTTCGATATTGTTCAAATTGACGAAGGTCACGTTGCATGGACTGGAGAGCGAACTCGAATTATTCTTTCTGTAGTTCGCCCCACTATGACTATTTTATGGAGTGCAACCCCTTGGACGGCAAATGGTTATGCTCTTGATAAAGTTAGTGACAGCATTACTGTTGCTACTGTAGAAGAGCTTACCAATGCTGGCCATCTCTCTCCATTGAAATTTTATGTGCCTAGATGGTCTCAGGATCTATCATATGACGACTTACCGCTTGTTGCAGGGGAATATGCTGCCGAGTCCATTGAAGAGCTTGTAGGCTCTGAGAGCTACATTCGTCTCGCGGTTAAATCTATGATTGATCGTGGGTACAAAGATAAGAAGGTAGCAGTGTTTACTAACAGTATTGCTACTGCTGATTTATTGAATGAAGCATTGGTGAAGGCAGGTTTTCGGTCCTTTGCCTATCATAGTAAAGCTGGGGATGATACGACTAAGCTCATGTACCACTTTAAAAATGGTGGTCTCATGGATGAGAACTTATTCCATGAGGGGAATAAACCCCCACTGTGTGTTGTCTCTGTCTCCAAGATTTCTATTGGATGGGATGTACCAGACCTCCATGCAGGGGTTCTGTGTCGTCCAACAAAGAGACGCTCGCTGTATTACCAAATGGCATTGCGACTGACTCGTACTGCCCCTGGAAAGAAGCATGGTGAGATCCTTGACCTCTCTGGACTTATTGAGAGATTGGGGTTCCCCGATACTGAGTACATCCCTGCTCCTGCTGGTGACAAAGAAGCACTAAAGCGTCTCAATGAAGAGCATGCCATCTCTGAAGTGAACTTTATTCATTCTCAGAATGAGACAAGAATCCCTCTTGAAATTACACGAGAGCTTGTATTGTCCGCTACAGAAGAAATCAAGAAGGCTGAACGGCAAATCCGTGATTTGTCTAGCAGTCGTTTGGCTGCACTGTTTACTGCTACCAATGATTTATTTGTTGCGGTGAAAGTTGCTTATGAATTTTTCTTTAGAAAATATGGGTTCTATTACTCTGACGATGAAGTCGAGGATACGCTAGAACCCCTCAATAAAATTATCGATGAGATACCTGAGTACCGTGCTCGCTTAATGGTTGTATTTAAACGCAATCTTCAGCTAAAAGTACAAAAAGGTCGTAGGATCTCCGAAATCAAAACTCTTCCTGCGTTTGTGAAGGAAAAACCGCCATATGTTTATGCTTATAGACTTGCAGAGGAGAAAAATAAAACTAACGTCTCATATGACATTGTTATTGAGAACGAGTTTGGTGACGAAGAAATACCATTTTAAACAAGGAGAAACAATGAGTAGAAAGTATCATATTACTCACAACTATCATGATCGTGACATTTTGCGACAGGTTTATAACGGTCATACAAATGCTATTACCCCTATTGTTATTGGGTACTATAACTATAGAGATGAAATGATCATAGAGGTTAGCGAAAATCACAGTAAAGACATAGGACTTACCGTTGTTCGTCGCAACGTTAATGATCCAAGTGATAAGACTTGGTACCAATGCAGATCTCTTTCTGCTTTCTATAAAGATAATGGCTATGACAGCATTTCTGATTTGATTGCAGGAATTATTGACGGCTGGAGGAGAACAAGAGAGGCATTCGATGATTGATTCAATTGAGGATATTATTGACGACTTTGATGTCGAACTTGAATGGATAGAACATAAGCTTCGTACCGATAGGGACGAAGCTATTGAGATGTTTCGTAGCCTAGTGTTTGACACCAGTGATGGTATTGCTTTGTATTCTGAGGAATACGCTATATTTTGTGAGAAATATCTTGCTGACGAGCAGGCCACTGCTGAAGAGTATCGTTTCCAGGAAATGGTTGATGATAGCTTGACAGAAGGAGAAAACAAATGAGACCATGTAAAGAATGCGAAGGATTAAACGCTGGCAACTGGTCAGAAATAATGGGATACTCTATTGCGTATTCTACTTATCTTAATTTGGCATATGCCAAGAATGTTGATCCTGATTTCTACTATGTTAGAACTCAAAAAAGGAGCTGTGTGTGCTGGAAAGCACAAACTGTTTACAATCTTCTTAGAGATACATATTATAAGTTTCATTTAGGGCTTACTCCTATGGAAAGAAAACATAGGAGGCTATATGGTTCAAAATATCTTGAGGCTTTATCGTTGATACAGGCTCATTTTGAAATTATCCCATGAAACGTGGAGACATTTACCCTGGTACAAAAATCAGGTTTTTAAAGGATGTGGGCACGGCTGGTCCTCCTCGTTACAGGAGGATGATTCTAGGACAATGTATGAATTGTGACACAATTAAACTCTTTAGACAGGATCATCTTGTTCCTCCAAGGATTAAGACATGTGGATGCTATATTGATAGCGTTGTAAGGACTGGTAAGCTTACTGAAATGTCTTCTTGGGCTAGAAAAAATCGCCTTGGTCTCCGTAATGGAGGCAAGGCATTTAATGATGGTGTTGTTCTATATGTTGCAACTCGCCACATTGAACAATTTAAGAATGTCAATCTTGGTGACTTGCTTATGTTTGACGATGAATAGCTTTCTTTGAAAGGAAATAAATAATGGAAATATTAAACTTCGTGAAACGAGAGGTTGAACGACGAACTGGCACAACTGTCGAGATGAGTATTGTACGAAACTCATTTCTGTTTGTACTTTCTTCTGCTCTAGGGCGCAAGCGGTTCATGGTGAAAAAGCCAGACTCTAGTATATTGAGATATGCAAACTTTTTTGCTGTTACCTTTGCTAACCAAGGGTATGGAAAGGATACATCTCTGAATGTATGTGAAGAAATGTTTAGTGAGGTGTTTGAATCATATCTTCCAAATATCGAACAGGACTTCCGTAGATTAACAGCTGGAACCCCCAATGATGCTGCTAGTGATGATACAAATGTAATCATCCCAAAGCAATACAAGGTAGCATTGAGGGGTTCTATCGAAGGTATGATGAGAGTTGCCAACTTCTACAACAATACTGAGATTGGATCACTGAACGTAGTCTCGACTGAGTTTGGGCATGAAATTACTGCTGATACTCTTTCGATTCTAATGAAGCTTTGGCAGGATGGCAAGAGCGATGGTAGTACCAATGTCAATGAGAAGTACCCGCCTGTCAGCGAAGTACCTACAAACATTCTTCTGTTTGGCTCACCAGAGCCATTTCGTAGGTCAAAGCAGAAGCATGGGGTTCTCGTTGAGATGATTACTTCTGGTCTTGGGAGACGTAGTAATTTTAGCTGGACTGATTTTACTCCTATGGAGTCAGTACAGCATGGTGACAGTGAGGCCACCGTTCTAAAAGAATACGTCCAAGAACTTGGAACTATGTTGAATGATATTCCTTCTACTATTATCCACATTACTCCAGAAGCAGCTGAGGTTGCTGATGCCTTTGCTCGTCAAAAGATCAGTGAGTATAACGAGGATTTGAGTTCACTCAATAACATGTTTGCTCGAATGATTGACAATCTTGAGCGAACTTCTGCTCTTGTTGCTATTGCAAACATGAATAAGAATGTTACTAAGGCAGATATGGAGGAAACGATTACTATACTTTCGTCTTCTATGGATGCGCTTAAGAAGGTTCTTGTTCCACCAAGTGCTCATAAGATTATGTTCTCTACTGCCAAAAATAAAAATGATTACATTTCTATCTTTGATGTAGAAGAGTATGGTGTTGTGTTTGCTACAAAACAAGATCTTGCTTATCAGCTTGAACTACTTGAGGACTATACCCGATTTAAGGGGATGAAGCTTACCATGAAAGGTAAGCGATTCAAAGTAGAACCCCTCCCAGAGACTAACCTAAGCAAGATGCTAATATCCATCTCTTCTGGATATAACAAGCACCCAGAGAAGGCTACGAACTTTACTCCAAAGGAGTATCCATTCTTTGGTGAGGCTCCCTCTGTTGAGGCATTGGTTCAAAATCCCGACATTCAGTCATTCTGTTTGTCTCATTTTAGTCCTTCTACCTCTGCTCCTGATGGTCACAGAAAGGCAGCAAATCATATCCCAGGTCAAAACTTGATTGCCTTTGATATTGATGAGGGGTTCTCACTTGATGATGCGAAGCTTCTTTTGGATAAATATACTTATATTATTTATACCACAAAATCTCATCAAGTGGAGAAGAATGGTATTGTAACTGATCGTTTTCGTATCTTACTCCCTACCAAGACATTGTTTCATGTCGATCCAGAACAACATAAGCAACTCTATGAGAATATCTCTGAGATTCTTGAATTGCCTATTTATGACGTATCTACTCGTAATGTTTCACGATTATGGTTTACCTCTGGTGGATGTGAGATTTTTAAAAATGAAGCAGATCTATTTGATGCAAATTGCTGTATTCCAGATACAGAGCGTTCTCAGGTTATTGTCCCGAACCTGTCTTCCCTTGGAAGCATGGTTGACATGGATGACGAAATTGATCGCAGAAAACTTGGGATGCAGAAGTATATTCTTATGAATACCTCAGATGGCAATAGGAATAGCATGATCATGAGATATGCTACGTTCTTGATTGACATTGGTGATCATAGTGTGCTGAGTGAGTGCATGTATATCAATAATATGCTTGCAAACCCTCTTGGTGATACCGAACTTGAGAATATTGTTCGTAAGCAACAAAATCGATAAGGAGGACATATTGTTGATGCATAAAGAACTTGCTGATTGCTTAGAGATTTCTCGCGCTCAGATCAGTTACTACAAAAAGCATCATCCAGATAGCTATAAATACCTCATAGATGCTGGATGTGGATACACTTCCATTAGATATGAAGTTCAACGAGCATTAACAAATATCTTCTTTAATGAAGAGTTTGGTATGATGCATATTTTTCGTCAGGTTGCACACAAAACGTTCAACTCATATCATCATTTTTATCATCGAATTTCCTTTAGGATTGTTCATGATAAGTTCAACGTAGTTGAGCATCTTCAGTGGATAAAATTCCTTGAAGATTATGAAAAGTGGTACAATTTTAATCAAAAGGAAAGTAATGGAGATTAACTACTCATCATTGTTTATGGCTGTTGGTTTTATACTTGTCATTATTTTATTCTGGACAACGGAAGACTATTGACTTCCATTGCTGAGGCTGCTGACATTATTGGGGTAAATAGTTCTCGTATTTATGTATCATCTAAATATGTTAAATACATTATTGATGGTAGCCCTAAGCAGTTTGATATTGAGAGGTACCAAACTGAAGTCAGACTAGAAGAAGCCACTGCGATGGAAGCCTATGATTTCATTTTTTACTTAAAACACATATGTAAAATTACATATCGTGACATCGTTAAGGGGATTGTGTCCTCTGCTTCGATAACATATATGCGTGTAAGTAAAAAGACGGTTATTGAGATCATGAATAGAGGCAAAGAGCAGTTTCCAGAATGCTATCAGGCTTTTTTGGATAACCCCTTTGGCGACTAAAAAGGAGTATTAAATGACATTAAATGTCTTGCTATATCTTGTGTCTGACACAAGCGATAATGAGCATTCACATGAGGCGACTGAAGTCTATACTGGTAAAATCGAGAACATTTTAACTGGAATAGCTATAGAGTCGAGCCTATACGATCCCATATGGGACCCAAGCTCTCTTGGGGCTGTACAGGCTAGTGACTTAATTGAGCATCTTCAAAAGGGTATAGACATTTTAATCAAAGAACGAAAATACTTTTCGTATCTTGAGCCAAGAAGTAAAAAAGGAACCTCTGAAGACCTACTACAGTTTGCCAAGGAATATCTTGCTGCTTGCAAAGACTTTCCAGTGGCAAAGATAGAGGTTAAGAGGTAGTTATTCCAACTTCCTTTGAAGTTGGATTAGGAATTTTGATTTTTATTTTATTGGAGTAATTATAATGGGATTAAATATTTCTCTTGAATTTACTGTAAAGACGGGAAGTGTTGCCGCTCCAGAGGCTTATTTTGAAGTATTTAATAGCGGGATCACCCATAATCTTACAGAGATGGCGGAAGCAGCTGGTCTGTATCTTCCCCTGTGGAGACCCAATGAACTTGGGGCTCAAAAAGCAGGAGATCTAATTGACCCGATAGCAAATGGGCTTGAGACTATGCACAAAAACAAAAAAGAGCTTCTCAATTATTCTCCTGAGAACAATTGGGGTTCTTTCGATGATCTCTTAGAGGTAGCCTCTGACTACCTTGCTGCATGTAGATTGTTTCCGCTTGCCAACATTTATGTTGATGTTTAGCGATGAGCCCATTGTTTGTGCATCCAATCATAATTCCTCTCTCTGCCTAGAGAGTATGCTCCATGATATTCACATATTTCCCAATATCGTTGATATTCAAGTCCAGATAACCTAGCTTTAGGTGTGTGCCATCTAAGCTGATTGTGTGCTGGATCAATATCCTCTGCTATTCCATATGCATGCATAGAATAACGAGTTCCGCCTCGTATCCTTCTTACGTTGAGAACCCCACCCCATAGATCCAATCCTAGCTGTTGAATGCCATCGAGGCCATATTCCTTCAGTGTTTCTTCATAAACCCCCTGTAAGTCCTCAGCGATGAGCTTATGACATGTAATTCGGTTAATTTTTTTATCTGTATTCCATGCAATTTTTACTTTGTATGGTAGAAGAATTCTTGTTTGGTTTCTCCCTGGATGACCATAGTATTCTGCTGCCCTTGATTCATGGGGGTAGTGTCGTCCAGTTGCTTGAGACCTGTAGGTATTATGGCTTTCTCTTATGTCCTCCCTGTCTGCTATATGGGATGGGATGAGAGCCTCCATTGTTTTTGGACCTATGATTCCGTCTGGTATTAGAGGTGGGTGTAGCTGTTGCCATCTTGCAACAGCCTCCTGCGTTTGTTCATCATATATGCCTGTATATTTTGACCAAAAGACATTATATCCATGCAAAACTTTTTGTAACGATATAATGGCTTTTTTTGTCATTGGGCCATATCGTCCATCTATTTGTCCTGTGTAAAGCCCTTTAAGTTGAAGGGACTGCTGGAGAAATTTAAGAGACATTGGCATTTTAAAAATGTGTGGCATTATTTTCCTTTAGGAGATTGTTGTTTTGCTTGACTTGGAATCGATAGAATTCATTTTGTTTTCGTAGATTCTTGATAAGAATTGCTCCTCGTTTCTCCACCTTGAGTTTTTTCTCGGTTGGTAGAATTGGCAATGTGTATTGTTTTAAACCAATATATTTTTGATTGGTTGCGCATCCTGATATTGCGACAATGCTAAGCGTCAACAGTAACGATTTCATTGGGGTTCTCCTGTGGTTCCAATTTGTAAATGTCTTTTGCGCTGCTAAGACTATCATCTACTTTTGTTTGTGCTTTAACGGTTTTATTCTTTAGGTGCAGGTAGTTATTCTCTGCTTGAAGATCTTCATTATTATTCTTGAGTTGCTTGTTTTGTAGAAACAGGAACCCCCCAAGTATGGTTGAGATGGCTATCCATCCCCACTGTGCATATGACTTAATTTTGTCTATCATCCAATTCATTTGATGTTGTCCTTTCTTTGAAAACTAAATTTCTTATGAACTTGGTTATGTCCGTTACTGCATCCCACTCAGGAATATCCTGTTTGGTTGCTCCAGAGTATGCGTTACCGATGATGCTATATACTTCTGCTACTATGAGCAGATTCATAACATATGTATAGAAGAAGTGCCAATCTCCTTCCATCATCTTGACGGCAACTCCGATAAGAACTGGAATAAATAGTGTTATAATTTTTGCAGAAATTCGTTCGATCATTTTTGATGATTCTATCTTGACTTTCAATCTATATGCTTTATATAATCCTGTACCTACATCGATGAATAAAAACAGCGTATAGAGCTTGAACACATCTTTGTCTATGTCTGCATAGGTGAGAACCCCCGCAAACATGCCCAACATCATTGTTCCAAAGCCTTTAATTGTACAGAGTATTTTATCCAACATATTTATCATAATTTATCACTTTTTTTTTGATTGTTATGCATAATACCATATTGAAACTTATGCAAAAGAATTGCAAGAATAACCTTTGGTTTGTTTAATGCTTACTTCTTCTACTTACTACATGTATTTGCAAGAATAGTATATTTTTTTATGAAATTTATTACTATTTTTGCAAATGTGTGTTAATATGCACACTGACAGTAAAAACAAAAAAAAGGATTCACATGTCTGTTACAACCAACAAAAAAACACTACTTGTTCTTGGAGGAAGTGGAACTGGTAAAACGTTCTCTTTGAAAGAGCTAGTAATGGCGGAAGGTGAAAAGATCACCTTTATTGACATTGATGGTAAAAATGCTTTACCTTTTCGTGGGAAAAACAAAATTCATGATTGGATTGTCCCCACTGATCCCTTGACCTTGGTCAACAACCTCCAGTTGCTCGAAGATGATCCTGCCAGTGAGTATATTATTGTTGACACTTTGTCTCATTGGCTTCGTAAGCTTGAGCAAAAATATGTTGTCAATTCAGATGATAGTCGTGGTGCTTGGGGGAAGGTTTATCAACAAGCTTTGTTTGAGCTGCTTGATTTTGCTACTAGCACCTCAAAGAAAACATGGATCTTTCTTTCTCATACTGTAGAAGGTGATCTTGAGAATAATCAAATTCCTATTAAGGCATTTGTAAAGGGATCAACTAAAAATGTTGGTATTGAGTCATTCTTCCAGTTTGTAATTTATACTAATATCACAAACGATGATGATGAGGAAAGCCTTACTGGTCTTAAATACCGACTTCAATTGTCAAAGACAAAGGACAGTAAAAATCTTAGTGTGAAAACACCAGAGGATTTTTATCCTGAACCGTTTCTTGAAGAGGGTGGGATCAAGAGAGTAATTGAACTCATTGAGGAGTACGACAATGATTGATGTACAAAAATGCATTCAACAGTTTCAGCGAATAAATGAGATTTCTCTCAAGGATCTTCATTTGAATTTAAAGAACTATGAAGCATCAAATGAGTCTTTTCACAAGATACTATTTGATAGTAGTCAACAAAATGCAATTAATGATTTCAGACCAACTTATGAGGCTTTTATGTCCCAGGAATCTTCTGCTGAAATGAAAGAACAATACGCTATTCAAGCGTATGCTCTTATTCGCTTAATTATCGAGAAAGCGGATATATCTGATGACGAAAGGAAAAATATGCTTGGAAAAATACACGAGTTTGCGACAATTGGACCAGAGGAGTCTGCTGAGGCAGAACATTACCAAGCTATGGAGGCATATTATGGTGAGGTGCAAAGACTTCAGCATAATCTTAAAAAGCTCATTCACCAATCATGCAGCAAGGAGATTATTGTTGCGTTTGATATGTATGTGAAAGAAGTTGGAGTTCATGATGATATTACAGGCATCTAATGAGAAATTCACCCCGTTTCGTGGCAACTTTTATTCTCCCGGCGTAAATGTATTTGCAGTACATGACTACAAAGTGGAGTCTCAGGCAATTGTCAAGATTGATCTTGGTGTTAAAATCAACTATGACAAGCTACTGGAGTTGATCATTGCTAAATATGAGTACGGGTCGTTCCATTACAATAAACGTAAGAATGATTTTGTTAATGAATTCATTCGCTCTCGATTTCTAACGTTTACTGTTAAGCCCTCTCTTGGAGAACTTGGTGCTGTTGTTGCGGGGGGTTCCATTGCCATTCCACTGAATAGTGTTGGCAACTTGTACCTACCTTTGCACAATTTGAGCCCCAATGATATTGTCATTCCAGAGGGGAGTATTGTTGCTGATGCAATGCTTATCTCTCATGATGGAGCAATGTTTGGTGCAAATGAAATATAATACAAGGATATATGATGGTAATAAACACAAATTATCCTGGCATCTATACGGAAACGATAGATAACGAAGAATGGTATGTTCTGGATGAAAGCATTGTTTGTGATGATGATATTGAGATCATTGTTCCTCGCCTAAAGGTTAGAGGTCATATCAAAGCAGGAAAAGGTCTCTATGGTAACCTCAAGCTCAAAGCTCATGTTATTACAGTCACTGGGAATTGTTTTAAAGTTAACGAATTTGAAGCAAGAAGCGTTGTTGCAAATAAGATTGTATGCAGACGACTCGTTACCAATCGCCTAAAGGCTGATATTATAGAGGCTGAATTTGTTCAAGCCAATGAAGCTATTGTTGTTCAAACAATGCACGTTCCAGAGATGAAGATTTTTGGCTTTCCAACAGAAAAGTATCTCTTAGTTTATACCGGTAAGTATGTTGTGGTTATCGTTGACAACCATATGAAGATAGGGTGCAAACGGTATCTTATTGAGGAATGGAAGAATTTCCCCGACAATGTAATTGATGGAATGGATCTTGAATCCTTGGAATGGTGGGGTCGCTGGAAGGAACCCCTCCTCCAGCTTGCAAATACACTGCCTCCTTTGCTTGGTGGAGGTGTATAATTCATGTTTTTTTGAAAACAGAAGAAGAATACAAGGATGAACAAATGACATATTACGCAGTAGAGGGAACTGACAATCTATATGATACGCCTAAAGAAGCGATTGAAGCAGAGGGCAACTTGAACTTTCCCGTGGTTGTAAATAGGCTTAAAACGAAGCAAGCAAGTATTGATCCAATAAATGACATCCTGTCTCCATTGATAGAGGACCTTGACGAAGAATACGGTGACATTGATGGCGACGGAACAGTCCCCTCTAAAAAGATGATTGACGCGGCAAAACGATTTAGCAATACGATACTTAAAGAGTATGTCGTAAAAGCTTGTGAGATTGTGGAAACTAAGAAATACACCTACGAAAGTGGTAAAAGTGGAAACTGGCGTTTACCAACAGTGGATGAACTTCATGAAGCGTTTGATTACAAAAATGGAAGACCAAAAGTAGATGGATTTACTCCATACTACTATTGGAGCTCTACCCCGTATTCTCACAATATGAACGGTGTATGGATCGTTCATTTCCATCGTGGCTACGCGTACAACGGCAATAAGCTTAGTACCTATTGCGTGCGCTGTGTGAGAGAAAATAAAAAAGGTAAATTGAAATGGTCGGAATCTACCAAAAATAGAATGACATTGAGCGAAGCAAAGAAATATTGCGAGGAGCTGAACAATGAAAAAAGTAACTTGCGTTTGCCAACCATAGAGGAGCTACGTAATGCTTTCGATTATGAATGTGGGAAGCCAAAAATAGATGGATTCACCTCGAACGGCTATTGGAGTTCTACTACGCATGTCCACCACACAGACTATGCGTGGATCGTCTATTTCCATACTGGCAACACGGACTACAACGGTAAGTCCTTCACCTATTACGTCCGTTGCGTTAAGGAAATTGAAAAGGGTAAGCTGGAATGGTCAAGACCCTCTAAAGATGAAATGACATGGAGCGAAGCAAAGAAATACTGCGAAAGGCTAAGCAATGAAAAGTAAATGGCGATTGCCAACAGTCAATGAGCTACAAGGTGTTTTTGATTACGAAGATAGCAAGCCAAAAATAGATGGATTCGCGTCTGACTATTACTGGTCTTCTACCACCTATGAAGGCTACACCGGCTATGCGTGGTATGTCGATTTCTACAATGGCTACCAGAGCAACTACGATAAGGACGGTAGCTGTTACGTGCGTTGTGTTAGGGAAGGTGACGATGGGGGTCTCAAGTGGTCTAAATCCCTTGAAAATAAAATGACGTGGGATGAAGCAAGCGAACACTGTAAAAGGATGAATGATGAGAGGTAAGTGGAGGCTACCGACAATAGATGAACTCTCTCGCATGTTTGATAGAGAGAAAGGGAAGCCGAAGATAAGTGGCTTCAATTCAGATGATTACTGGGGTTCTACCACATATGCATACAAAACTGGCGTTGCATGGGTCGTCGATTTTGACAATGGTCATACAGATTATTATGATAAATCCTTTACTTTTTGTGTGCGTTGTGTCAGAGAGACCGAAACTGGTGACTTAATATGGTCAGAATCTTCTGAATCCGCGATGTCTTGGGACAAGGCAAACCAATATTGTAATGAATTGAACATAGAATGGAAGCTGCCAACAATTATGGAGCTTCAAGGTATGTTTGATTACGACAAAGGTGGCTTGAAGATAAATGGCTTTGTTTCTAAGGCATACTGGAGCTCTACAATACGTGCTGATAATCCACATATGGCGTGGTTTATTAATTTCAACAGTGGATATACGAACAGTTTCTATAAGTATAGTGCATCCTATGTTCGTTGTGTCAAAAGGATAAAGAAGGGAAAATTAGAGTGGTCTGAGTCCTCCAAGACAGAAGTGACTTGGGACAAGGCTAACAAATACTGCAATGAATTACACAAAAAGGAATCAAACAAATGAAGTACGAAATACTGAAAACAATTAATGGCGGAACCCCACCTAAACGTAGTACAAAGTATTCAGCGGCTGTTGATTTATATGCCAACGAAGATGTTAGTATTGAAATTGGGCAAACAAAACTTGTTGGTCTTGGTATCGTTATAGATACTCAAGCAATTTTGGATAAAATCAACGATTCAGATTATGGATTTGGCATGGACATTAAACATGTATATGAGGTGTTCATGGCTTCAAGCTACCTTCAGTTGATGATTCGTAGCTCTCTCTCTTTGAGGGGACTTATACTTGCAAATGGTGTCGGCATCGTTGATTTGGACTATCCAAATGAAATTAAAATGGTTATTACCAATATAAATAGCGATGATCCATACCATGTTCACAAGGGTGACAGAATAGGTCAGGCAATTTTAATGAGCCACAATACGGGAATGATAGCTGTAGGTGAGAAAGTAGAACGTACAGGTGGATTTGGCAGTACAGGGAGATAGGCAAAATGACTAGAACAGAGTGTGAGGAATCGTTAGAAATTCAGAAAGCAACATTTGCCACAATGAGGCATTACCATAGGGACATATATGATCACATGATGGATCTAGGTAATGGTAATTACTGTGATGGGTATAATGCTTTCGTTAAGGAATTTGATGCCCTTGTTAATAGGTTTCATGATATTTATTATGATCTTGTTGGCAAGAGAAAAATGAATGCATTTGGAAGATATGTTGTCTCCCTTGGATATTACAGCTTCGCTCCTTCTGTTGCTAAAATATTTAACGCTTCGTTTGTTTTTGGATATAATGCAATGGCACCACGGTACAAAAAGTATACAAAACTCATCAACGCATATGAAGATTTTTGTTTAGAACCCCTACCAAAGGAATAGATATGATTTTTGTTTTACCGTTTTTAAAGCGTACTGATGACGATGTTTATAATCTTAGAATGGCTATACGATCGTTGTTTCAATGGAGATATGGGTTTACCGACAAGCTATTTGTTGTTGGAAATACCCCTGCACATGTTAAAGAGGAGTTTCATTCTAAGAATATTTCTTATATAGACTATTCGCAGAAACCCAAATCGTATTCGCCGAAAGAGGTTCTTTCTAAGGTAGTTTATTCTTTTAACTTTTTTCCTGAAGATGAATTTATATTGATTCATGATGATATGTTTCTTGTTAAAGAGACAACGGATGAAATGCTTAAAACAATATATCATCGCAATACATCATTTACTGAAATTCAAGATGCTCATGGTTTTGAGTTCTTTTTAAATTATTCATATTATCTTGTCGCCAAGAAAAGAGATGAAGTCATTACTGACTTTGTAACGCACATGCCATTCTTCTTTCGCAAGAACAAGGTGCTTGATATTATTGCTGAATATGGACTTCTTGACCAAGCAACTGGTCCTGCTGTTTTTGAGAACATATATTATAATCATTTCAAAGATGAAATTTCTTCTGTTCCTTATGATGATTATGTTTATCGTGTTCACAGTCGTGAGGGAGAAGGCTCAACCTTCTCTGCTGAGGCACTAAACTCATCTTCGTCCTGTTTCATATTTAACTATAATGATGATGGATTTCAGAGCAATGAAGATTCTATTCGTAAGTTCTTTACTGAAAGTTTATTTAGTTAGAATGGCAACCTTTTGGTTGCCGTTTTCTACTCTTTTATTTATTGGCAAGTAGCATAACTGGTTAATGCTGTCGGCTCATAACCGATACAATAGGGGTTCGAGTCCCTTCTTGCCAACCAAAATTTTTCTACTGCATGATTGCAGTAACAAAGGACGTTACATGGCTACATTTGATGTAGATGCCAACTTGGCTAAAAACGTTGCTGCTCAGAAAGTTTCTGACGGCCCAATTGATTCTGGAGTTTATGCTGCCGAGATCAAGAATTCTTTTATTCGTAAAACAGATAGTGGTGCTTCCATGTGGGAAGTAGAGCTCTATCTTCCAGATGGAGATCGTACATTGTTCTACTCCACTGCTGTTAAGAGCAGAACAGGGTCAGCTACTTTCACCAAGAACAATAAGACGTTCTTGCTTCCCGGTCTTCAGGAACTGATTCGCTATGAGCGTGTTACAACTGGCAATGAGTCAATTGAGGGCGAAGATGGTAAAGTCAAGTTCAGAGATGATACTATTGGTGCTTTCATCTTGAAGGAAACAATTGGTCTGAAAGTCCTTGTTGGGGTTCGTCAATATGAGAATTTCTATAATGGAACAACTTCTATCCGTAACATGATTTCTCACTGGATGGCTCCAGATGGAACAGGAGATAATGGGGAAAATATTGCAGAAGATGTTGCAGCATTTCTTGCTCGCAATCCCATTAAGCGTCTGGCAAATAAAGCTCAAGCAAGTTCTCCGGCAGTAGGTGGTAGAGCCCCTGAAGTGCCCAAGGGCTGGTAATTGTGGAACCCCAACGGGGAGAAACCATAAGCTTTATTTTTCCACCACCAAAAATCCCTTCCGGCAAACGGAAGGGGCATCTCGCCACCATGAACAACGTTCAATATTGGCTAAGATATAATCGTACTGCAATTAAAAATGAACTCATTGAGACATTGGGATCATGGCATATCGCCGAGTCAACAGAACCCCCATACAAGTATGGTCAAATTTCGTATCGCATTCATCGTGACAGTAAGCGCAAGATTGATGCTGATGCTTTTGGCTTTACGAATAAGTGGGTACAAGATCTCTTCGTTAGAAAAGGATACCTTGTTGACGATGATCAAGTTGTTGTCATATTGCTTCCTGCAATTATTGACAGTGAGAGAGCTATTGCCGAAACAATGATTGAGGTTGTGGCTTCTTTCTCAAATGAGCCATTTGCATAATAGGACGATCGATGGACTTTAAAGATGCTGCCGTATTGGTTACTGTAGTTATTGGAGTAATTGGCATTTTCACTATATTGAAGTTTGTAGCTTTCAATATTTTGCCAATTATAGGTGTTATTCTGTTTGTGATATATTTAGTTGTGTCACAAGAGGAAATTGACAAGCACGACAAGTGGAAGTAATTTAGAACCCCTACCACAATGTTATCGTGCATGGGGGTTCCAGAATTATTTTAAAGGAAAAACAATGGGAAGATTTTATTACGGCGACATTGAGGGCAAATTCTGTGTTGCTGATCAAAACAGTGATGACGCCAATCAGTTTGGAGCTCGTGAATCTGATGTCATTAATTATTATGTTGATGTTGATGATTTTGATTCTCGTCAATTAGATGCACTATGGCAAGAATGGAAGCCAGATACTCCTACCCCTGATACAGCTGATGATATTTACTTTGCATTGGATGAGAAAGGTATTTACTGCTTCAATGGTGGTAGTCTTCGCCTTGGATTGGAAATCAAAGTAGCTCTTATCGAGAACAATGGTGTATGCACATTTGCGGCAGAGACGTAAGGATGTAACATGAAAATCTTTTTTACTATATTGATCATTGGTATATTACATGCTGATTACATTCCAGAGTATCTCTGTGAAGAGGTTGATGAATGTATGGTTGCTATGGAGGTATATGGCGTTGAATCTGCTCCGCAGAAATGCATAGGGTACAAACACCCTATGATCGCTTATTTTGACCTTCAGGACATAATGGAGCAATGTATTGCTCAACAATAAAAGGATACTGTAATGGCTACAAGGTGCGTAATTGAAGTTGAAGGTGTTGAATATGTTAAGATCTATAAGCATTGGGATGGCTATCCTGATGCTACTCTACCATGGTTGATTGAATTTCATAGAACATTTCTTGAGACACGTGGTATTGATCCAGAGTACGAGTTTGCACAGTTGCTTCGCTCTTCGGAGAGAGATGGCGAGAAGTTCGGCTTGGACCAGTCCAAGATAACTGGATGGGGGGTTCTCTCCCATGATAGTAGAGTTGGTGCTGAATACCTGTACATTCTTAAAAATAATGGCAGTGTTGAGACGAGACTCGATCCTGAAAAATCGAATACTCTTCTCAGTGTATCACCGTTTTTATTTGGGGACGAAATCGAAGATATGGGTCGGGAAGAAGGTTGATTCATCTATCTGTGGTGTATAGAAGAAGTGTTCCTTCGCCCCTATAAATGAGTCATAAATTGTAGGGATATGTACATCCATAAGTGCTTCAAGCGACATTCCAGCTGTGACTGTAGCTGGATTCTGTCGTGCAAGTCTATACACAGATCGTTGTATTCTCATCCAGAATGATGGGAAGAGCAGAACCCCAGTGTCACTTGCGTACTTGAGCTCCTTCGGCATATTTACTTTGTAGTCAATGAAGAGCTCAAGAACTTTTGGAACTGCTTCTTCTTTTGACATTTTTTTGTTTTTCATTAAATGTTGCAGGAGTGCATATCGAGATGTGATGTCAACACTTTCTACCAATGCTGATCCAACCCTTACCGCTCCACTTTCTGGTGTTGCCATCCATTCTGTAATATACTTGGCTACATCTTTATTTGCTTTGATGTCTTTAAGGCCTATACCTGCATTGTGCAGTGTTTTACCAAGGGTTCCTACTACCTTTCTATTCTCTGTTCCCTTACCTATAAAGGTAAGTATTGTCTCAAGGTTGATCCCTTTAGAGAGGAGTGCTGCTATTGCGTTGTTTAGGTCTGTTTTTCCTTCCTTGTCTTCAAGGGCTAGGTATTTGTTGAGTAATCCTTCTACGTCATGCTGAACCCCCGCAATGACTGATTTGTCTTTGTCTAGGATTTCTGTTGAGATTGACTGGATCATTCCTTCCATAAGTAGCATTCCGTATGGATGTTCTGCTATCTTCTTTTTGACCTCTCTCATTTGTGCCCTGAGTTTCTTCTTTCTTGTCTGGCTGCTGGTTGCATCTATTTGCATCCGCAGGTCTATTTGTTCTATTTGGAGTGCAGCGATTTCTCGTTGTCTCTTAGGACCATGTTTAAATGCACTGATAATGCTTGTTGGTGATACTCCCATTGCAAGCATGATTGCTACATTTGATGTAGTGTCTCCTGCTATTTTTGCTGGGTTGGTTACTGTCATATGCAGCTTGGTCATTTTCACTACTTGTCTTAGGGTATACATTGCGTTTCTAAAGAATACGCTATCCTTAAATGCAACAACATCCTCGAACCCCATGAGTTGATCTTTCATGTCAATCCTGACTAGATGTATCTTTTCATTTGCATTATTGAATTGCGTCATGTTGTCAACAAGAGCGTATTTGTATCTTGCCTCTTTGTTTTGTGCAAGCCACTTAATTGCATCTTTTTTTGAATTGAATGATACTGCCCATGGTACTTCTTCAATTCTCATATCTTTTAGTGCTTCGGCGAACTGATTCTCTTCCTTTCTTGTTGATAGCTTTTTGTTGAATTGTGCAGACATCAGTGCTTTTCTGGCTGATTCAGTTTCCTCTAGTGCAGCGATTTGTGAGTATGTTCGCACAATTGCATCTGATGGAGTTCTGATTTCTCCTATGCTATCAATCTCTTCTTGTGTCAAAACAAGTTTTCTTCTCGGTTGTCCTTTTCTGTCATAGACAGTCACATAGTTATCTGCTTTGATGAACTTGTCTTTTGGTACAGTAATATCCGCGAAGTTATATGATAACGTTGTGCCAAGCCCTGGTTGGTTCGTTATGTCTTTTGCATTGCGGACTGCAATACCATATCCAGTAGTTGGTTGTCTGACAATTCTCCAACCATTCAATTCTGCAAAGTGTCCATTTGCCAAATCTTCTTTTGTGATTGCGTGCATTTCTAGCGGCTCATTTAAGAGTTCTTTAACAAGATTTTCTTTGTACATTCTCTTGTTTGCGTCATTGACCATTACTCTGTCATGCGCTGTTTTTAGCGCAGCAGAGACAGCTGCCATTGTTTTAAACAGTTCTGGATTCTTTTGTAGTTCTTTGAACCCCTCAATAGCCTTTGGTTCTGCGAGCATTGTTTGTAGTGCTAGTATCTTTTGGGCATATGGGAGTGTATGTTCACTGAAACCAATTGAATGCAGGTTGTACACTGGCAATGTTTTTTTATGTGATATGACCTTTGGCCCTTTTTTACGAGCAAGTAATTGTGCCAACTCACCAATCTGCTGAAGATGTGTTTTTGGTATTTGGCTTTCCCTCGCAAGTTCAACAATCTTTGTTTCTATATCCCCCTTAAGGTTATTGGAACGTAAAAGTTCGTTTACGATTCCACTTTTATCATTCAATAAATGGAAGAACGGAACAGTTGTTGTAGCGTGAAAGACTCCTTCTTGTGCTTCCTTTGAGAGATCCCTTGTTAGGTCATTGATCTGTTTGATCTGGGCTGATTCTATTTGTCTTGCATGCTTTTCTGCATTTGCAATTGAGGTTTGAAGCTTGTTTAACGTATAGGCATCACCGCTTCTTTCTGGGGCAAGATAGGTTTTCATCTTCTGTAGCAATGGTGAGTGCTCCCATAGGTCAGTAGCCCTGTTTTTGTTATCAGCGTAGATTGGATATTTGGACAATTTCTCATCCATTTTTTCCCCAAGTTTTTTTGTCATTGCACGTAAAGTGGGGTTCTCAAGTATTGATTCAATTAGTATTGTTCTTGTATATGAGTTAATATCTTCAAGACTTTTTAGAATTGGTGCATCCATGGTGTTTGACATAGCGGGGTCATTAAATGGTTTCCAGTCGAGCTCCTTAAGAATGGTTCTAACTTCCTTGGTTGTTTGCTTTGGCTTGGAATTTTGTTTTGGCATGCCCAGTTTTTCGGTAAACTCTGTTGCTGTTCTTCCCCGTGTTTGTTGTTTTTTCTTTTGTGGCCCAGAGCTTGTTTCGTCTTGGAAGTCAACAGAATCTCTTATGATTTTGTCTATGGTTTTTACAAGGTCTTGTCCCATGTCTTCTGCTACCATATTGGTAACTCTCATGTCTTTTGGTCTTCTAAGCAGTCTATTGATTGCATTTTTGAGGAAGTCTTTAATTGCTTTTATTATAGACCCAGATTTTAAGTCTTGTCTGAATGTGGTGTTTGTTGCCCCAAGGGCAACAAACTCTGCAATCCCCACATTCTCTTTATCATTTGCTATATGTTCTAATGATGATAAGATCTCTGGATTATTTGCAAATTTTTGCTTTAAATATTTTATATTATTTTTTGTGAATTTGTATGCTTGTTTTATCTTTTTATATTCTCTTGATTGTTGTCCTTTTCTTGAAGCAATATAATCTAGTGTTATTGCGTGTGTAACTTCATGTCCCACTGCTTCTCTATTTGCTCCTTTTTTTAAGCTTAGTGTTCTGGTTCTTGGATCAAATGAATTTTCTTGTGCATCATAATCAATCTTGTTTACTATGTCGCCAAGGAACTCATTTGTTTTCCCTAGTTCATTTAGTATTGCTGATATTGATCCTCTTGTATCATTTTTTGCTAATTTCCCTGACAGCTCTTTCAGTGTTTTTGTATCTGACATCGCTTCATGTGTTCTGCTGTCAGTGCCTTGCTCTACCCCAAGCTTATTGGCTATTTCTCCTTGAGTAGATCCCTTCGGATTGTCTACCATTCCAAGCTTGTGTAGTGCTGCTTTGTGTGCATCAATCAGCTCTCTTGACGAGAGGAGTTTTCTCCCGTTCTCGTAATTGTCTATATGTTTGAAGTCTGCATAGAACCCCGCATAGGCTGTCAGTGAGTCTTCATTGAGGTGTCCATTAAGCTCATCAAGTGCTTGATTGACTGCTTCTTGTGAATATGGCTTTGCGCCTTCTGCACTTTTTAGTTCCTTCAACGATAGGTACTCTTTCCCTTCTACCGCTTTTGAGTATTTTGCAGCCATCTCTCCGGTTGGGTAGAAGTTTCTGACAAACTCTTCTCCCTTACTATTGATTGCTGCAATTTGATATATTTCTTTCTGCCCATTCTTGGGGTTCTCATCAAATGAAAACTCAAGGTCTATGTATGCGTCTTTACCGCTTCTGACTGCTTTCTCTAGCTTGGACATTTCCACATCAGGAGATTGTTCTTTTAGCCGTGCTGGAGTGCTGGTATCAACTTGCTCCGTACCGAAGTCATGTTCTTGAAGTTTGGTGGCATCTATTTTGCTATCTGTGAAATAATCAGCGAACTTTCCTTTCTTGAATCTCTTGTTCTTTTGGATCAACTCTAGCGACTCTTTCTGTTCATCGAGTCTTGCTTCTGCTTCTGCGACCAATTCTATTGCGTGATCTATTTGTTCTTGATGCTCCATGTCTGTTGACAATAGTGCTGTTTTAGCTATTTCTACTTCGATTGAATATTGTTTGTGTGCGTCTATTGCTTGGTTGTGATACTCTTCTTGATACACTTCTGTGTAGTATGCATCTGCACCATTTCCATCGTGCATCAATTTTTTCTTGTTCCCAAGTGAAATTTTTAATTGTTCTTTTGTGAAGTTGTCTGTATCTTTACTGGCTATTTGCTTTTTGATTTCTGCCATTGTTGCTTCATGGGAAAACAAAAACTGGCCTGCATCTATTGAGTGAACTGCATTAACAATTGCAGTAAGCATGTTGAATATTTTTTCTTGTACAGGAACATTTTTTACACCTGCTTGGTCTTTCAGAACTATACGTCTTGACGTTAGCTCTATTCCGTATTTTTTCAGGTTGCTTTTTTCTTTTGCTGCCCATTCCTGAAAATCTTCTTTCATATCATATGGATTATGATCTGGGTGAGCGGGGTCATTCAGAATTACCCTAGCTGCATAGGGCATCATTTTTGTGATTATTTTTTTGTCTTTTCGTAGGTTATTCTGTATTGTTTCTGTAAAGTCTCTTACCTTTCCCTTGCGTTTGGCGAGAAATTCGTCGAGAACTAATCGCACCTTTTCGTCTAGTTCAGTTGTGTAGTTGTCGTAGAAATATTCATGGATTGCTTGTTGCACACCAGCTGTCTGCACTAGATCTTTTCCATTTTTTACATTTCCTATTTCAAGGTCAGGATTTATTATTAGGATTTGTTTTTTCAGGAACTCAAGTCCTTCTTTCGTCATTCCCTCTTCCATTCCAAGCTTGAGGACTTCTTTTGTCAGCTCATTTGCGACATCATGTTTTGCTGTTGCGCTTCCTGCTTCGTATCCAACAACCATCATTGCTTTTTTATGAATGGTTCGTTCATTGCTGAACAGTTTAAGATCAACAAGTTTTTGTATTTTCCCTTCTATTTCTGTACCATTAAGGGCGTTTCCAAAAACACCATAGAAGTCATTTGCTAGTTTTTCTGGTCCAATTTCAGCTATGCTTTCTTCTGTCATGCCTAGCATTTGAAATAACTTAAGTATAGGTTCTTCGTTGATTCCCAATGATTGCATTGCTTGAATTGTCGGCCCTGAACCTACCGCATCCACTTCTATTGTTGCCGCTAAGGATACAACGTCTTGTCCACTTCTTTGTGCTGCCCTTATCTTGGATAGGTTTTCTATTAATACAAGTTGCCCCCAGACCGAATTGTCAATTGATGGCACTTTGTATTTTTTGCCATTTAGCTCCACTTCTCCGTTTACAAGCTCTCCCATGAATTGCAATAATGAGTCCCCATCTTTTTGCGCAATTTGATCATATTTTGTTATGACAGCTTCAAGATTTTTGTTCTGTCCAGATACTATATCTGCCTCTGGTATGCCATAGTTTTTTGACATTCCGTTTACTAGTATACCAAACTGGGTTCCGCCAATTTTGTATTTTACAGGAAGCCCTTCAATGACTTGTCTTGCGAATGGCTTGTTTGATTGCTCATTAAGCACATTGTTTTTAAACCCAAAACGTGTAGTTGTATAGACTACTATTTCATTCATTAGTTTCTTCGCTGTGCCATTTTTATTCATAAAATTGTCCAACCCAACAAGAGTGTTTATGATTGGATTTGTCTTGGACGATGAAACTCCCCAGTCTGATGCTTCCGAATCTTTTGAGGAAAATTCATGATAGAATGTTCCGAATATTTGGTGCATCTGGTACGGGGTCAATCCTGCGATGTTTTTAATATCTCTTAGCCTGATTCCTTTGCCCTGGTAGTCCAATTGGCCAAGGAACCCCTTCAAGGTTCCGAGTGCCTTGAGTGCGGTCTGGTTTACAACCATCGTTCCTTCTGCTAGGCTTCTTAGTGTTTTTTTCCATCTAAATGAAGCTTTTATCCCTTCTGGCGAAAGGTTCTTTGTGTCTTTTTCGTTTGGTTCTATTCTTACACTTCCGTCTGTTTCTACAGTTGGCTTCCCTTGATCTTCTCTTTTATTTAAAGGAAGGTGTTCAAATTTTGGAGCAAAGAGATCACTTACCCCAGAGACAAATGACATTGTGTTTCTTAGATTATTGTTTGTGTTATCAATTCCTTCAAGCGATCCCTTCATTAAGGCTTCTTCAATTGCTTGCTTATTGCCATTTGCGAAGAAGTTTAGATTGATTGCATAAGTCTCTGCCTGTCGTACAGGCCCCTCTCCTTTAACTGGTGTATGATCCTTATTATACTCTCCATTGATAATTGTTCTGCCTTGTTTTTTAACAGACAGTAGATTGATTTGTCCACTACCTTTTTTGCTTCTTGTTTGTCTCTGTAGCTTAGCTAGTGCTTCAACTTGTACCTTTCCAATTTGCATATAGAACGCATTTCCTAGTGCTGGTGGAACCCTTGTTGGACGAACCCCCATTGCAATGGCAATGTCTCTTCCAATAGCCAAGTATGTATAGTTTGCTGCTATTTGTATTGTTTCACCTTTTTTATCATGGAGATCAACGTCTCTTGCTCCTGGTGTTTTGTTGATAATATCTTGTTGCATTTTTACATTTGCCACAATATGTTTGAACGCTATTGCCCTTGAGATCATTCCCAGCTTGTCTGTCTCCTCAACTCCCTCAAATAGCCATTTTGCATCATTGGATTTTTTTAGTTTAGAAATGAGCTTCTGGCGCATTTCATCGTTTTTGACCACTTCTTTTAGTTCTTTGACGTATGCATCTGATGATGACCAATGGAGGATTTTCTCCATAAGATTGTCTTGAAATTTATAGAAATCGAACCCCAATGTCTTCTTGAATGAGTCCGCATCCAAGCGTAGGACTTTGAGTTTTATTTTATTTTTTAGTTTTTTGTTTATGCAGGCCATTTATATTATCCTTTGTTTTGCAATTAATCATGAGCACTCTGGGAGATTATCTATGAATTTCTTTATTCCTTCTAGTCTTTTGTCGAAGAGTGATTCCTCTTCTTTGCTCATTGTTTTTATATCCTCTTCTGTAATTGCTCGCTTATCGGCAAATGCAGCTTCATCTACTGCCTGTATTGTATCATTTTCTGTATCTTCGTTTGTTTCTGTTTCTTCGGTTGTCTCTTCTTCACCTGGTTTGAATTCGTGCTTTTTCCAAAAATCGATGATTACTTCATTATCTATGTCGTCGATTGTTTTTTCTTGCTCTGATTCTTTCTGCTGTGATCTATCCTCTTGTTCTTGCGTCTGTTCATTTTCAGTTGTTTGTTTCTCTGTTTTTTGTTCTTCGGTGTCTTGCTTCTGCTCAGTTTTCGTATTCTGCTTCTTTGGGGGTTCACTGTCATTTTGAGCGCTGTTCTCTTGCTCTTGTGCCTTGGTATCCTCCTGCTGCTTTTCTTGCTCTTGTGCCGTCTTCTGTGAACTTTCTTGTTGAGACTGCTGTGTTGTTTCTGGTTTAGCTGTTTGCTCTGTTTCTGGCGTGGAATCTTTTGGTGTCTGTTCGGTTTGTTCGTTTGACTGTTTCGTTGGTTTCTTTTGCCAATGCTTCTGCGCTGCTCGTACTTTGTCTCTTCTGGTTTTTACCTTCCCTAGCCCCTTTTCTACAAGCGTGTTTACTTTTTTTACTAATGCTTGTAGATCAGCTTTGGCTGTTATTATTTCTTTGTTTATTGGCGAAGCTGCCCGTTCTTCTACTGGGAGGTTGTTCAGCTCAGTGGTTAGGTCTTTTATCTGCTGTCTGGTCTTGTCCATTTGTGTTTTCCAGAATGCAGCTGGTTCTTCTTTAAAGTTTGAATGCAGTGAGTTGACATCACTAACGGATTCAAGTCTTTGGTGGAGTATCTTTTGTTGTGCTTTTGAAATAACTTTTGCTTCAGCAAGCGAGTCAATACTGTCCCCGATTGTAGCTATGGTGAATGCATCTGTGGGGTTCTGGCTAATGGCATCATTGATGCTGCGAATATCTATTTCTTTTTCCCCACTTATTCCCACCATTCCGTCTTCACTGATTAGTGAATCCACTTTGTCAGCTCTATTTTTAAAGGTTGTTTTTCTTGATTTCAGCACAGTATCTATGCTTGCTACAACATCCTTGTTTCCTGCAAAATCTTGTTTTGCTTGGATGAGAGCTTTTGTTGTGAAATCATCCATAAATTTAAAGTTGGTTTTTCCCTTTGATACTGCCTTGTTGATTAGTTTTGGCAGGTTATGGAATAACTTATCTGCACCTACTTTCTTTTGTCTTCGTCTTACAAAGTAGCTATTTTCATTTGATGTTTTTTTTGCATTTCGTACATGTTTTTTTCTAAGGGCTGCTGCCTGTGCTACGTATGCTCTTGATATATGCGCTGCTTGCTGTGCTGTATCTACTTTTATGTCTGCTGCTATGCCATGCATTGAGCTTCCAACATCCCCCTTAATGGTTGAGTCAATTATTGCGAGCATAGTTCCTTTTTGCTCATCAGTCATTGTTTCAAGGTCATTGGCTATTTCTTCTTTAGTTCTCCCTTTTGTCTCAATGCCAACGGCGTTAATGACTTCTTTCATTTGCCTGTCAAATTCAGCCTTGTCCTTTGCGTCTCTTTTACCTTCTTCGCTAAAGTTATTAACAAAGCTAATGGCTTTTTCCACTGTTTTGTCTGCTAAGTCAGTATGTTTGTTATATACTTCTTCTCCGTTTGTGACTTGTACTTTTTGTAGCGTATCAGCATCAACTCCACTATCAATGAGATCTTGTTTTGTTTGAGCACTATCTAGTGCTTCAAGGGTCTTCATTGTTTCAGCGTGCCCTGCGTTTGCCGCTTTTTCTTGCGCTGCTCTGTCTACTTGAAGCGCAGCAGCATCTTCTCTTGTAAGGTTTGCTGCTTCTCTTCTATCAAAATGGTTTCCTACCATCTTGAATGGAACCCCTGATATGCGTGCTGCATCTGCTGCAACAGCCTTGGGTCTCATCATCAAGTGCCCAACTCCTGCTTGGACTGCTGTGCTTATTGCTTGGTCTTTTGATATTACATGACCTTTGGCTACTTCTGAAATATATTTACCAATTGAGTCATATTTTGTGTCTCCCCCTTTTGCCCAATATTCTTGGTGAACGTTTTCAGTTTCTTCTTGAATAATCTCCATTACTACATCAGCACCAAGTTTTGCTCCGGGAGCGTCTGCTACTCTTTTTATTACTCGTCCAGTTAATGTTTGTGGATTGATTTTTTTAGCAGCTAATTTTGCTGCTTCTGCAAACCCTTTTGATACTGCTTTATTTTCGAGTGGAGCAACCATTTTTGTAAATGGCTTAAAGAGTTTCCCCATTTGTTTCCCTACTACGCCCCATCCTCCTTTACCTAGGATTTTTCCTCCAACTATTGCTTCAAGGTATGATGTTACATAGTTTAGAGCCAGGGCTCCCGTTTGCTCTCCGAGTGTCATATCTTTGTTTGTTGCTTTTTTGTATGCATCTTTTTGGTCTGACAGTAGGTCGAAAGACCATACTGTTGCGGCGACAGGCATAGACGCAAGAACTGGAACTAAATATCCCAGCATTTGAGGAGCAACAATTGCTGCATTTGATGCGAAGTGTAATGCTGCCTTCCCATAGTCCCCATTTTTTATGTATTGATCGACTGCTGCTATATTTTTCTTTTCTTCTATATCATTATAGCCTATGGCTCTTTGCCATATGTCTTCATCTTTGAAGTCCTCGAATAGCGTACTGTTTCCAAATGTGGTTCCCAGAGCCTCATCAGAAATTGATGAAGCATAATCAAGTAGGCCATCTCCTGCTCCAGCAAGTAATGATCCTGCTGTTCCGGCAAATGATTTAAAGGCATGTTCAAGTGCCCCTTGATTATAGTTCTGTGATTTCTTAGATGCCAGGTTCCACTTAGTCCTCTGTAGTGGATCCATCGTATCCCAGTTTTTAGGCTTATATGCATATTTTTTATCTGATCCGTATGCACCAGCAAGTGGAGCCAAGAATGGTTGAATCTCATCCGAGGTTTTCATCCCTGCTTTTTCTGCGGCATCTTTGAACCCCATCCTGTATCCAGGAAGGTCAAAGCTCTGGTTTACGATTTCACCAGTGATGGGGTTCTTCATGATTACGATTGGTCGTCCGTATGCCCCCTTGTCTATGATTTTGTATTGTATTGGAATGTTAAGATCATTGTACGCTGGTGGATGTGTCCGGTAGTAGGATGTGTCTCCTATTTTAAATTTTTCATTTATATTTGTTTTCGTAAGTCCAAAGAGTAATTTTGTTGTGTCCTTCCAACCCTGTTCATATACATCCTCTGTTGTTACAGAATCCGCTGGAACCCCCCACATGTTTGCAAGTCTTTTTGCATTTCTTTGTTCTCTTTCAGTGTGTTCTTCACCTGGGTGTTCTACTTCTGATGCGTCATATCCTGCTGCTCGTAGTTCTTGTCCTTCCATTTCCTTGATGAAGATTCCATCTCCATCAATAATAGAATATACTGTTCCTGTTTGCCACCCTTGGTCTGATTGTTCTTCTTTTTTGATTGCCTCTTCTGTTGAGAATGTTACGGGAGCAGAACCATATATTTTTTTTGCTTTTTCTCTTTCCCTCTCTATAATCGTATCTTCTTTTTGTATCGTCGTTGTAACATCATTCGGATCATCTGATGCAATTCTTGATCCCGGGTTTTCAACCCCCATAAGCTTGCTTGCAATCTCTACTGAAGAATATGGCATTTTATTTATCCTTATTTCTTATTTGCGGCAGCAGCGGCTGCTGCTTTTCTTTTTTTTGCTTTTTCGATTCTTGTTTTTCTTTTGCCAATTATTCCCTTTGCAAGGGCATTTATAGTTGCACCCAATTGCTTTCTACCACTATCACCAAGATAGAAATGCGAACCCATCAGTGTTGCGTCTCCGGCTACTGTTGAGTCAGTGATATATGCGTCGTTGGATTTAAGCTCTTTGACAAGTGTGTTCATCTCTTTTTTGTTTAGGTCGAATCGCCATGGTATAAGTTTGTTATAGAGATCTTCTGTCTTCCATGACCACCCTTTTCTGTCTGGTGCTGCATTCATGGCGCTTGATACTGTATACTTTAAATCATCTGGAGTCATGTGTTTGCTTCTGTAGTTACTTTTTTTCTTCGCAGCAAGTTCTTCCAAGTCTTTTCGTTTTCTTCTGTCATAAACATCATTATTTTTTCTTATTTGTAAGCATTGTACTTTTGCAGTTGGATCAAGCTTGTCGCATTGATTTCTTTTTGCTGCTTCAGTTGCAAGTAGTGTTGTCTTGGCTTTTTCTGTTTCTTTTGCTTGGGTAAATGCTTGTAATTCTGTTTTGCTTTGTTGCTTTTTGAGCGATTCTGTTATTGTTTTTGCTTCCTGTTTGGCAGCATCATATTGTAGTTTTGTTTTTGTTAACAGTGCATTTAGTATTGATTTTGGAACATTTTTTTTGTTACCATAGTGTTTTTTGTATGCCGCTGAAATCTTCAGTGTATCTTGTGCCAACTTCAGCTGGAGATAGTCTCGTTTTGCTGTTGCTGCTACTATCTTTCTTTCTTTTTCTCCATTGACAAAAAATACAAATTCACCTCTTGCATTGGCTTCCTTTTGAATTTGTTCCATTTCGTTTTTGGCGTTAAATGCCTTAGCTTCTTCATTGAACTCTTGATTTCTTTTCTGTGCATATCCAACAAGTGGGTTTGTATCGCTTCTCTCTGTTCCGTATATGTCCGTGTCTTCAATGCCTTGTTGTTCTTGTGTTGATTGGGGTTCTTGCCCCTTGTCTATTGCTCCAGCGTCTTTTTGAACTTGTTCTGCTTGAGCCAGAATATTTTGTCTTTCTGGGTCTTCATTTATTGCTGGCCACCTTGTTGGATTCTGCGTTGCATCAGCAGAGATAATCGTATCTGCTGCTCCACCTTTATCTAAATATTGTGAGAATCTTCCTGTATTACTTGCAACGTCTTGCGTGTTCTCTGGTTGCTCTACTTGCATAATTGGCGTTACGTCGCTACTCGATTGCTTTGATGTTGATGCAGCAGCTTCTTTGCTGTCACTTGTTGCGGTTTTGCCGTCTTCGTATGGTAGTGGCCTGAACCCCTCTTCTGTCAATCTGTTGTTGAGAACAACTGGCTCTTTCTCTGGAGCTTTTGGTGTCATCATTACAATTGGTTTTTTTGCATCACCCAATTGTTTAGTCATCATATCTATGAATGCAGAATCTTTATTGCCATCTTTGGATTTTTTTCCTGATTTTTTTCTGCCACCACCACCACCACCGCTTCTGCTTCCAGATCTTGCTGCTTTTTGGGCAGCAAGTTTTCTTGCATCGGCTGCTCTTACTTCACCCATCTTAACCAGGGTTTGTCCCATCTTCATTGCATTGTCTGATGCTTTATTGAAGAGGGCTACAGCATTTCTTGTTGCTGAGTTTACTCCCTCGTAGCTTGTTTGTGGTATATAGTTTACGTCTTCTAGTTTGCTTTTATATGTTGATCCCATAATTGATCCTTCTTATGCTGTAGCCAACTGACTTTTCTTGTTTTTAAGTTCTTCGTTTGCTGCTAATTCTTCTTTGTTTTCTTTGGGTTCTGCTCCCAATGATTTTTTTCGTACCACTGCTCCAGGCTTTGTTATGATTTGTGATTGCGTATCTGGTCCACCCAGTGCATTTGTTGCCAAAGCACTTTGTGCTGTTGAGCCTAATGTTCTACTTTGTGTGGATGGAGCAAATGCTGATTGTTGCGTTTTTCCGCCTTGTATTCTTTTGAGTTCTTTTTGGTAGTCGTTATATGCTTGTTCATTTCGACCCTCTTCTTTGAACCCCTTGACAGAGCCACTATTCCAATCATATGATTTGATTTCTGGGGAATAGTCTTTTGTTCGCATTTGAGCGTCCAACCCTCCAGAGGAGTTATACAGACTACTCAGGTATGCGTCACTTTTTATTGATTGATCATGCATTTGATACTGAGATTGTTTCGCAACTCTATTATGATAGTTTCTGATTTTTTCTTTTGCAAGCCATGCATTGTTTCTGTCATTTGACGATGCGGCTGCACCTTGCTTGTTCGCAACTTCTAGTTGTTTGAACCCCAAGTAGACGTTTGCGAAGGTTGATACTGCTTGAATAATCAATCCAGCTGCCTGCATCCATCCTCCGCCGCCTCCTCCTCCACCGCCACCACCTGATGACATTCTTGTGCTCGCTGATGCTTTTCCGTGTGCACTTCTTCTTAGCATTTTTGTTTTAGGTGTCTGTTTGGTAACACCTCCATCTGGTGTCCATTTTAGTCTTTGACAGCACTTGCCGGAATTTCCTGATGCGAAACTGCTGTTTTGCGTTGCTGCTTTGAATGGTGAGTCTGTGTATCTCATATTATAGTCCTCGTTTTATCCAATGTCTGGTAATTTTAGTGGCTCAGTCATATTGATTTCATTTAGATTGGTGTTTAATGCCCTGCCGAAGAAGTCATCTGGATGTTCTACTGGTGGCAGCGAGGCTAAGTACAGCAAATATTTAGTATTGCTTTCTTTATTTAACCCAAATTTGTCTTCAAGTTTCTTTACGTCTCTTGCTAATTTATTTCTATGCTCTTCTGCTTCTCGTGTTTTCTTGCGTACTTCAAGTTCTTTTATCATTATCTTCTGGTTCATGTATGTCCCAGTTGCCTCAACTGCCAAAGAAATCATGTCTAACATGCTTATTGCTCCGCCAAGCATGATTAGCCCCACAGCAAATGTTATGATTCCCATAAGTAATGGGCTCTTAACCATTTTGGCAATATAGCTTAGTGCATATGAGGCAGCCATCCCCATTCCAAGGCTTAAAAGGGCTGCTCCTACTTGCCCTGCTGGTGCGAATATTATTGTGGCCACCACAATAAGTACAATCATGAAAATCTTAAAGAGTAGTGTTGCATACCACGGTGTTTCTGAAACAGCTACTCCTTGCACAACAATCATAAGTGTTTCTTTGGTTAGTCGGTCTCTCTTGAAAATTGGAACAGACTTGAACGCCTTGAATGTTAATGGTACTAAAAGTCCATTTATGAACGTTGCAGTATCGTATATATCACACAGATCCACTGATGACGTTGTTACTATTTCTCCATCTGGGTAATCTGGATTGTGCTTCTGCGTTGTTGTGCTTACTCCTTGCCATCCAACTATTCGTATTTCTGTGTATTCATTGGGAGCTGTTATGACTCTCAGTTCATATATGGTTTTTTTCTCTCTCCCCTCTGTTGAGGGGGGGTTCATCACTCCGACTTCAGTCAAGGTTTCTAAGATTGGATCATCGTCATCGCCACCAATTCCTTCTTCAGTAAAGTGGTTTTCATCGTGCACATATTTTTCATCCTCGTCTTTCTTTTTTGAGAATGACTTTATGTACCATCCTGTTTTTGTTTTGTTTTTATTTACTCGCGTAGCAGTGTCATAGATATTCTTTGGAACCCCCTGTTTGCGTACAATTCGTACACCATGAAAACTCCATGTTTGTCTGAGTGATCCTACTCTTATTTTCACTGGTCCCTTGTGCTTGTATTCCAACAGTAATGGCTTTAGCGTGAAATATGCTGCATATGCACTGAGCTCATTTATATACAATGGTGTTACTGCAAACCCTATATGAGCATCGGATACTTGCCGTATGCTCTGGTCTTGATTTTCATTTTTTTCTACCAGATCATCATGATACTCTTGTTCGGTGCTGAACTGTTCTTTCAGTTCACTATCATGCTTGTACCATTTACCGAATTTGCTTTTCCACTCAGTTGAGTTTAATTCAGGAATTTCTTGTCCTTCAAAGATATTCTTGGATACATCTTTCAATTTTACATTTATTGCTGATAGTGTTTTTTCGCGTATTCTTCTCAACACATTTTTTTCATCAAGTAGGTAATACGGCTTCTCGTCATTTTGATCATCTTTTAGTGAAACAAATGGCATTGTCTTCATGTCTTTATATGAAGTGTTCCCTACTTCTCTATATTTAGTATCTTGTGAGAAGAAGTAGTATGACAAGTCAATGTCTGAAACTACATTGTATTGCAGCACAACACCTATTTTGTCACCTTGCTGTGTTGACTTTCCTGGAAGGCCTGTGTCATATTCGTCCTCGATTTTGTTTGTGCCATCCCATCTTGTTATTGGAATAATTATATTTCCAGAAATTTCATCGATTATATATTCTGACATGTGCCATGTGTGACCATCTACTTCAATATACCCCGTAAAGACATCGCCTTGCTCTGTGTGTTCCTTTTTTCTTAATTCGTGATCATTCTGGGACAATGTTGATAGTGACTGTAGTAGTTGGCTTATTAGTCCTCGTCTTCTTTCTTGTATTGACAAAAAGTCAGTTGCCTGTCTAGCTCCATCTTCTATTAGGAACTGTTCTATTACTGCTTGCTGGCTGCTCATGTCTGTAAACATGTAATGCCCACCGAACCAATATTTTATTCCAAGTTTGTTGTACCTGTTTATACTGTGCGTTACGCCATGAAAAATATCGTCTCTCATATAGTCAGATATACTGAGACCCGTTTTGTTTTTTTCTAAGATGACCTCTACTATTTTTTTATCTTTACGTGCTCGTTCCTTCTGGAGTTGATTCGCCGTTATATAAGAATGAAATTCATATTCACTGGACATTTTATTTCATTTATGTTGTTGGTATTGTTTGGATTGGTTGTTCTCCAGCATAGTCCCCTACCCATCCCATTTCTCCTGAATAGAATTTTGCCTTGCTTGTTGTGTTTCCTATGGCTATACCAACATCACTCATTGTATCAAGTACGAGTGTGTGTATTGCTGGGGCAGTAAATACACTTGGAACAGAAGGGTCTGCATCTATTTCTGATGCAACTACCGCATATGTATCCATCATTACTTTTAGAATGTCTGCCTTGCGCTTATCATCAAAGCCAAGTGTCTG